GCGATGATCATTTCCCAGATGGAGGACGCCTTCGTCGCGCAGCTGGCCGACGCCTTCGGCAGCCGCGTGAAGGAGGTGGACCACAAGCCGGACCGCCTGACGGCCGAGGAGCTGGCCCGGATCCTGACCATGGCGCCCGGCGCCTATGTCGCCTTCCTGGGCATGTCCCGCGCCGACCGGCCCGAGGGCACCTGGCGGGCGCAGTTCGGCATCTACCTGCTGGCCGGCAACGCCGCCGGGGAGCGTGCCCGCCGCCGTGGCGACGCCGCCACCATCGGCGCCTACGAGATGGTGCAGGTGGCGATCGCCGCGCTGTCCGGTTGGGCGCCGGCCGTCGCCGCCGGCGAGGTCGAGATCACCAGCGCCGAGCAGCTGCAGGCCGACGCCTTCGAGAAGCTCGGCCGCATCGTCTACGCCCTGGTGGCCGAGGTGCCGCTGCAATTCCCGCAGGGCGTGGATCCGGACACGCTCTCGCCCTTCGTCACCTTCGACGCGGCCTGGGACATCCCGCCGCATGGCGACGTGCCCGCGCCGCCGCCGGTGCCGCAGGCTTACCGCAACGCCTCCGACCTGGTGGTGCTGCCGCAGGCGGAACCCGACGACGGCCGCGCGGTGGCGCCGGTGGACGTGGCGCTGATGGGGGACAGCTACGTCGCCGGCGGCGGCGGTGGCGTGCTGCAGCGCTTCGACTATCGCGGCCCGGTCCACTGGGCGAACCACATGCTCGGCGGCGCGCTGCGCATCCGCCGCACCCACCAGCTCGGCTACTCCGGGGAGACGATCAGCCAGGTCGCCACCCGCGTCGGCCTGCTGTCCACGCTGCAGCCGAAGCCGCGCTTCCTGGGGCTGCTGAGCCTGGGGCACAACGACGCGACGGGCCTGACGCCGATCGCCACCAGCCGCGCCGGCGCCGAGCAGATCCTGGACGCCTGCGCCGAGCTCGGCATTCGCCCCTTTGCCGGCCATGTGCTGGCCAAGGCCACCTTCAGCGCGCAGCAGCTGGCCGCGCGCGACGCGCTGGACCAGATGTGGCGCGACCTCGCGGCGGAGGGCCGCTGCGACTTCATCGACTGGTCGGCGCTGACCACCGATCCCGCCACCGGCCTGCCGCTGCCCGGCGTGCTGTTCGACGGCACGCATCCGGGCGCCCGCGGCGCCTTCCTGATGGGCCAGGCGATCCGCGACTGGTTCGCCACCCGCGTCCGCGGAGAGGCTGAGATCGCGCGCCCCGGCGACCCCGGCCTGGCATGGAATGCGCTGAACGCCGGCAGCCTGGCGCTGTCCGGCCTCGGCTGGTCCGGCGTGGCGGCGGGCGGCCTGCTGCCCTACCGCAACACGGTGGGCGAGACGGCCGGCACCAAGCTGGCGTCGAAGGCGCCGCGCGCGGCGGGCGGGGAATGGCAGCGCCTGACCATCGCCGGCGTGCGCGACGGGCTGAAGGTCTATCGCACCGGCCTGGCGCATCGCTTCACGCCGGCCGAGGCCGGGCTTGCCGCTGGCGACATCATCGAAGGCGTGATCGAGGTGGAGCTGGAGCCCGGCGCGCAGAACCTGGGCGGCATCTATGCCGGCCTGGTGGAGTTCAACGGATCGGGCGGGCCCCTGCGCTTCGAGTGGCAGTCGGGTGCGGCGGCCGATGCCGGCTTCCAGCCCGTGTGGTCGCAGCCCTGGCGCTTCGTGATCCGGACGCCGCCGGTGCTGCTGCGGCCCTTCGGCGCCGGCGCCTGGATCGAGGTGCATTTCGGCTTCCAGGGCGACGGCACGGCGCCGGAAGGCGTCAGCGCCGATGCCCGCTTCGTCGCGACCGCCCGGCGCATCGCCGCCGCCGGCACCGCCTTCGCGGTGCCTTGAGGGAGAGCCCATGTTCGTCCGCCCCGCCAGCCCCGAGCTGAAGATCCCGATCCCCGGCGCGCCCTTCGCCGCGCGCTTCCTGCCGCCCGAGGGCGCCGTGGTGCCGGAGGACGAGTATTGGCGCCGCCGCGTCGCGGAGGGCGACGTGGTGCTCGCCGATCCGCCCGCCGAACCGCCCGCCGCCAAGGCGAAGAAGGAGTAGCCCCGCATGTCCGGATCCATCAGCTTCAACGCCGTGCCCGGCAGCATCCGGGTGCCCGGCAGCTACATCGAGATCGACAACAGCCGCGCCGCGCGCGGCCTCAGCACCTGGCCGGCGCGCGTGGTGCTGATCGGCCAGCGCCGGCCCGGCCAGGGCAGCGTGCCCGGCGCCACGCCCGCGCGCGTCACCAGCCTGCAGGAAGCGCGCAACTTCTTTGGCCGCGGCTGCATCCTGACCCACATGTTCGAGGCCTGGTTCCGCGCCAACCCGCCGACGGAGGTCTGGGGGGTGGCGCTGGCGGACGACGCGGGCGGGACCGCCGCGGCCTGGACCATCACCTTCACCGGCACGACGACGGCGGCGGGGGAGATCGTGCTGTATGTCGGCGGGCGGCGTGTCGTCGCCGCGATCCCGGCCAACACCGCCCAGAACGCGCAGGCGACGCTGCTGCGCAACGCCATCCTGGCGGACCCGGACCTGCCGGTGACGTCCGTGGCTGCAGCGAACGTGCTGACGCTGACGGCGAACAACAACGGCGCGGCAATGAACAGCCTCGACATCCGGCTGAACCTGCGCGCCGGCGAGGCCCTGCCGGCCGGTAGCACTGCGGTGATCGCGCCGAGCGTCGTGGGCGCCACCAGCCCCAGCATCACGCCGGCGCTGGATGCGCTGGGCGAGACCTGGTTCACCGACATCGTCACCAGCCTGATGGACGGGGCGAACCTCATCGCCCTCCAGGCCCGGCTGGCCAGCAACTACGGCCCGCTGGTGATGCGGGACACCCATGCCTGGGCGGCGCTTCGCGGCACTTTCGCGGACCTGACGACCTTCGGCGCGGCGCAGAACAGCCCCCACATGACCGTGATGGCCAGCCGCGCCATGCCGACCCCGCCCTGGGAACTGGCGGCGACGCTCGCTGCCGTGGCGGTGCCGGCGCTGGCGACCGACCCGGCGCGGCCGGTGCAGACGCTCGCGCTGCCCGGCATCTTCGCGCCGCTGCTGGCGGACCGTTTCACCTGGACCGAGCGCGACCAGCTGCTGCGCGTCGGGCTCGCCACCTGGCGCGCGAATGCCGCCGGTGAGGTCAGCATCGAGCGTGCGATCACGACCTACCAGTTCGCACCCTCCGGCGCCGCCGACACCAGCTACCTGGACGTCGAGACGCTGAAGACCGTGGCCTACCTCCGCTGGGATCTGCGGCAGCTGATCGCCACGCGCTTCCCGCGCCACAAGCTGGCGGACGACGGCACGAAGTTCGCGCGCGGGCAGGACGTGGTGACGCCCGGCACCATCCGCGCCGAGATCATCGCCCGCTTCGCCCAGTGGGAAGCGGCGGGGCTGGTCGAAGGCGTCGAGCAGTTCAAGCGCGACCTGATCGTGACCCGCAACGCCTCCGACCCGAACCGGGTGGACGCGCTGCTGCCGCCCGACCTGGTCAACCAGTTCCGCGTGCTCGCCGCGCAGATCGAGTTCCTGCTGTAACCCTGGGGAGGCACCGAGATGCCGCAGTTTCTGGGCCGCGCGACCATCCGGGCGAACGGCCAGGTCATCGAGACCGCGCGGGGCGCCAGCCTCGACCTCGGCGGTGTGCGCCGCAACCCGGTCACCGTCGGCCGCCTGGTCGGCTACGCCGAGGAGACGGTGCCGGCGATGCTGGAGTGCGAGACGGCGCTGCGCCCCGGCGTGTCGCTGGAGTTCTTCCGCAACCTCACTGGCGCGACGGTGATCTTCGAGTGCGACACCGGCCAGCGCTACCTGATCGCCGACGCCTTCACCTCCGAACCGCCGACGCTGCGCGACGGCGAAGGCGGCCAGGTCAGCATCCGCATGGCCGGGCCCGGCGCCGAGGAGATCCTGTGAGCGCGCCCGTCACGATCAAGCTGCGCCAGCCGATCGAGCGGCGAAGCGCGCAGACCGGCCAGGTGGTGGACAGCGTGGCGGAGCTGACGCTGCGCCCGCTGAAGCTCGGCGACCTGGTGGCCGCGATGGATGCCGCGGCCGATGGCGGCAAGGGCACGATGACGCTGCACCTGGCCGCGCGCTGCTGCGGCGTCAGCGCGGCCGAGCTGTCCGAGATCGGCATTGAGGACGGCATGGAGGTCATGGAGGCCGTCGCGGGTTTTATTCCCGCTGGCCTCCGGAGTGGGACGGCCGGCTCGATGTGATCGCGGGCAGCTTCGGCATCCCGGCGGACTGGCGCCGCTGGGGACCGGCCGAGCTGCGCTTCTGGTTCGCCCGCGCCGCCGGCTGGCTGAAGCGGCAGGCGGGGAAATAGGCGCCGCCCCGCAGGCGGGGCGACGATTTGCGTTCGCGCGCGCGCGATCCTGCGCGCCATGGCGCTCAAGCTGCAGATCCTGCTGGAGGCGGTGGACCGGCTGACGGCGCCGCTGGCGCGCGTGCAGGCGCGGCTGGGGGCGCTGGCGCGGGCCGGCGGCGCCGACCGCCTGGCCGGCGCGATGGGTCGCGTGGCGGCCGGCGCGCGGCAGGCCGCGGGCGCGATCCTCGACATGGTGCGGCCCCTGGCCGTCGCGACAGCCGCGGCGGGCGGCCTGGCGGTGATCATGGCGGGCCGGTCCGCCCTGGCGGGCGCGGCCGCGATGGAGCGATACCGCATCACGCTGACGCAGGTCGAAGGCAGCGCCGCCGCCGCCGAGCGCGCGCTGTCCTGGGTGGACGACTTCGCCGCGCGGACGCCCTTCTCCCTCGACGAGGTGACGCGCGCCTTCGTGGACATCCGCAACCTCGGCATCGACCCGACGCGCGGCGCTTTGGCCGCCGCCGGCGACGCCGCCGCGATCATGGGCACCCGCTTCGACGAGGCGGTGACCGCGCTGTCGGCCGCGCTGCGCGGCGAGATGGACCCGATCGAGCGCTTCGGCATCTTCGCCCGCACCGAGGGCGAGAACATCGTCATGGAGTGGGAGGCGAACGGCCGCCGGATGCGGGCGGTGGTCGAGAAGACCAACCGCGCCATGCTCGCCACCATGATCCAGACCGCCTGGTCGCAGAAATTCGGCGGCGGCGCGCGTGACCTTAGCCGCGCCTGGGACGGCATGATGTCGAACCTGGCCGACGCATGGGCGAGGTTTCAGCTGCGCATCATGAACGCCGGCGTCTTCGACTGGCTGCGCGACCGCCTGGAAAGGCTGCTGGCCGCGATCGACCGCGCGGCCGCCGATGGCCGGCTGCAGCGCTGGGCGGACGCCATCGCCGCGTCGGTGATCCGTGTGCTGGAAGCGGTCGAGAAGCTGGTGATCGAGGGCGACCTGCTGGGCCGGCTCGGCGCCGCGGCGCAGCGCGCGGGCGATGCCTTCGCCTGGCTGCAGCGCACGCTGGAGCCGGTCATCGGCCCCTTCGACGCGCTGGACGCGGCCCTGGTCAGCATCGCGGCCGTGTTCACCGCCCCGTTCTTCGCTGGCCTGGCCGCGCTCGGCGGCGGGCTTGCCGCCCTGGCTGCCGTGCTGGTGGGAACCAAGTTCGGCCTCGCGCTGCTGGCGCTCACTGCGCTTGCGGCCCTGGGCAGAACGCTCCGCCAGAACTGGGACGGCGTGCTCGACTGGTTCGGCCGGCAGTGGGACGGCGTGACAGCGGCCTTCAACCGCGCCATCGCGGCCGGCGAGCGGCTGCTGAACCTGATCCCGCGCCTGAGCCCGGGGCAGAGCGTGACGCCGAACGACGTGGCGCCCCCCGGCTCGCCGGAGCGCCAGCGGCGCAGCCGCGGCCGATGGGTGCCCGAAGGCCCCAGCCTGGATGACCTGCCCGGCCTGATGGATGGCGGCGCCAGCCCCATGTCCTTCGGCGGCGCGGGCCGCGTGGACACCGGCGGCGTGCTGCGGATCCGCATCGAGGACGGCCGCGTCGCCACCACCGGCCGCATGAACGATCCCCGCACGCGCCTGGACGTGGACCAGGGCCTGCTGATGGGCTCGGCATGAGCGGCAGCATCGCAACCCTCGCCGGCGCGGCGCTGGGCTTCGGCGGCGTCGGCAATGCCTTCGCGCGCTTCCTGCGCCCGGCCAGCCTGCGCGGCGTCGCCTTCTGGATCGTCGCGTCGGAGGACGCCACGATCCGCCGCTGGGTCACCCATGAATTCCCCGGCCGCGACGAGCCCTGGCACGAGGATCTCGGCGCCGGTCCCGCCGCGCTGTCGGTCGAGGGGCTGCTGATCGGCGACGACGTGGCCTTCCAGGCGCAGCGCCTGCGCCGCGCCGCCGGCAAGGCGGGCCCGGCCCGCCTGGTGCATCCCTGGTACGGCACGCTGCAGGTGGTGGTGCTGGCCTGCGAGGTCAGCCTGGCGGCGAACGAGGGCCGCGTCGCCCGCTTCCGCCTGCGCCTCGAACGCTACGGCGCGACCCCCGCGCCCAGCATCGGCGCCGGCCTGATCGGCCGCGTGCTCGGCTTCGTGCAGGACGCCGCCGACGCGGTGGGCGAAGCCCTGGCCGAGGTCCAGTCCATCATCGTCATGGGCGACCAGGCCGTGGGCACGGTGCTGCAGATCGCCTCCGGCCTGGCGGGCACCGTCACCGGCCAGGCGCTGATCTCCCTCGGTGCGCTGACGCCCGCGCAGGCCGCCGACCTGCCGACGGTCGCCGCGAAGGTGGACGCCGTCGCCGTCTCCATCGCCGCCCTGCCGGCCGATGCCCGCAACGCCGCGCTGGCCTGCCTGGTCGCCGTCGCCGCGCAGCCGGTGCTGGTGGTGGTGCCGACGGACCGGTCCACCACGGCCGCCGCAGCCGCCGCCGATGCCGCCCGCGCGTTGGCCGCATCCTGCCGCGCCCTGATCGCCGCCCGCGCCGCCGTCGCCGCTACGGGCGCCGGATGGGCCACGCGAGAGGATGCGCTGGCCGACCGCGACCGCCTGGCCGCCGCGCTGGACCTGGCGGCGGAGGACGCCGCCGCCGCCGGATGGGACGACGCCTGGCGCCAGGTGATCGCGCTGCGCGCCGCGAGCCTCGCCGAGATCTCCGACCGCGCCGCGCCGCTGCCCCGGCTGCGGCAGCTGACCCTGCCCGCGCCGACCTCGGCCGCGCTGCTGGCCTTCCGCCTGGATGGCGATGCGCTGGCCGATGTGTGGGCGCGGGGCGATGCGATCGCCGCCCGGAACCGCGCGCCGCATCCCGGGTTCCTGCCCGCCGCCGCGCCGATCGAGGTGGTGCTTTGAGCGCCGCCGAGGTCGTACTCGAGGTCGGCGGCCAGCAGCATCGCGGCTGGCGGTCCATGAAGGCGACGATGAGCCTCGACGCGCCCTGCGCGAAGTTCACGCTGGAACTGGCCGAGCGCTGGGCGGACGCGCCCGATGCCCGGCCCCGAACCGTGAAGCCCGGCGCCCCCTGCCGCCTGATGCTGGATGGGGAGGTGTTGGTGGATGGGTGGGTGGACGCGGTCGAACCCGTCTACGACGAGCGCGACCATGTGCTGACGGTGGTGGCGCGCGACCGGGTCTGCGACCTGGTGGACTGCGCCGCGGTTCTGGACGGCCCGCATGAATGGCGCGACCTGCGCCTGGACGAGATCGCCCGCCGCCTCGCCTCGCCCTATGGCGTGGAGGTGGTGGCGGAGGCCGAGCCCGGCTCGCCCTTCCCGCGCTTCGCGATCCAGCCCGGCGAGACGGCGTGGGAAGCGCTCAGCCGCGCCGCCACCGCGCGCGGCGTGCTGCTGGCCGGCACCGGCGCCGGCGGGCTGCGGCTGACGCGCGCCAGCCTGGCGCAGCCCGCCGCCGGGCCGATCGTGCTGGGCCAGAACGTGCGCCGCGCCCGCGGCGTCTTCGACCACAGCCAGCGCCATTCGGTGGTGTGCGTGCGCGGCCAGGGGGAAGGCGGCGCCATCCCCCGCGGCGTCCACGCGCCCGACGGCACGGTGACCGAAGGCGGGGAACGCACGCTGGCCCTGCGCGGCCAGGGCCGGGCGGAGGACGCGGCGATCGGCCGCTTCCGCCCGCGCATGATCGTGGGCGAGACCGCCGGGGAGGCCGGCACCTTCGCCGACCGCGCGCGGTGGGAAGTGCGCCATGCCGCCGGGCAGGGCACGCGGGTGGCCTATGTCGTGCCGGGCTGGCGGGGCGCCACCGGCGCGCTGTGGCGGACCAACACCCTGGCCGAGGTCTCCGACCCCTGGCTGGGCGTGGAGGCCAGCCTGCTGGTGGCCACCGTGGTGTTCAGCCTGACCCCCTCCGACGGCAGCGTGACGGAGGTGGAGGTGACGCTGCCGGATGCCTACGACGTGCAGCCGATCCCCCTGAAGCCCACGGGCGGCGGCAGCGGGCGCGGGGGCGCGGCGGCGGAAGAAGGGTTGTTCGAGACGACCGACGGTCAGCGCCGCCGCATCCCAGCACTGCCTGGCCCGGGGTCGCAGCCATGACCCCCGCTGACCTTGGCCGGATGCTGGCCCCGCTGCACCGCCGGATGATGCTGGCCGTCGGCCGCGCCGTGCTGCGCGCCGTGGACGACGCCGGCGAGCTGCAGCGCGTGCAGCTGACCCTGCTGTCGGAGGAGACGCGGGACGAGGTCGAGCGCCTGCAGTCCTACGGCTTCACCGCCGTGCCGATCCCGGGCGCCGAGGCCATCGTCGTCAGCGTCGGCGGCAACCGCGACAACCCGGTCGCCATCGCGGTGGACGACCGCCGCTTCCGCCCCACCGGCCTGCAGCCCGGCGAGGTCTGCCTCTACTCCCGCCGCACCGACCAGCGCGTGATCCTGAAGGCCGACGGCACGGTGCTGGTGCAGGCGCCGAAGCTGCGGATCGAGGCGGCCGAGGTCGAGATCGACGGCGACGTGACTGTCACCGGGGACGTCACCGCCGGCACCATCAGCCTGCGCAACCACGTCCATCCCGGCAGCGGGATGCCGCCCACCCCATGATCGCGCTTTCCTGGAACCCGCAGGCCGCCGAGGGCGAGCTGGCGCGCCGCGCCACCGGCGCCCTGGCCGAGGATGAGGGCCTCGGCACGGCCGTGCTGCTCTCCCTGTTCCTGGACCGCCGGGCAGAGCCGGACGACGACCTGCCCGACCCGGACGCGCTCGATGCGCGCCGCGGCTGGATCGGCGACGCGCTGGCCATGCCGGGCGGCGAGGATCTCTCCGACCGGATCGGATCGCGCCTCTGGCTGCTCGGCCGCGCCAAGCAGCTGCCGGAGACGCTGCGCCTGGCCGAGGAGTACGCGACCGAGGCCCTGGCCTGGCTGCTGGCCGAGGGCCTGGCGGCGGAGGTGACGGTGGCGGCCGAGTGGATCGCCACCGGCGTCATGGCCCTGACGGTCCGCATCACTCCGCCGGCCGGGGAGCCGGCGACCTTCAGCTTCGGTCTGAGGACGCGCTGAGATGCCTTTCAACCGCCCCTCGCCGCAGCAGATCCGCGACCGCCTGGCCGCCGAGATCGAGGCCGCGCTGCCCGGCGCCGATGCCCGCCGCCGCCGCAGCGTGGAGGAAGTGCTGGTGCGCGCCATGGCCGTCGCCAGCCACGAGCTGCACGGCCACATCGCCTGGGCCGCGCGGCAGCTGCACGTGACCACGGCCGAGGGCGGCCTGCTGGAGAGCCTGCATGGCGCCGTCTGGGGCATCCCGCGCCTGCCCGCCGCCACCGCCACCGGGGCCGTCACCGTCGCGGGCACGCCCGGCGCGCGGCTTTCGGCCGGGGCGGAGATGCGCCGCCCGGACGACGCCCGCTTCACGCTGAATGCCGATGTGGTGTTGGGCGTCGGCGGCACCGGGACGGGGCAGGTCACCGCCGTGCTGGCCGGCGCTGCCGGCAACACCCAGGCCGGCACGACCCTGACCCTGCTGGCGCCCGCCGCGGGCATCCAGCCCGCCGTGACGGTCGCGACCGGCGGCCTGGCGGCCGGCGCCGACCTGGAGACCGACGCGGCGCTGCGCGCGCGCATCCTGGCCCGCATCCAGCAGCCGCCGGCCGGCGGCGCCGCGGCGGACTACGCGCTGTGGGCGCGCCGGGTGGCCGGGGTGGACCGCGTGTGGGTCTATCCGCGGCAGTTCGGGCTGGGCACGGTCGGCGTCACCTTCCTCGGCCCCGGCGCTGCCATCCCCGCCGCGCCGCTGGTGGCGCAGGTGCAGGCCGAGATCGACGCGCTGCGGCCGGTGACGGCCGAGGTGACGGTCTTCGCCCCGCTGCCCGTGCCCGTGCCGGTGCAGCTGCAGATCTCGCCCGACAGCACGGCGACGCGCGCCGCGGTCCAGGCCGCGATCGCCGGCTTCTTCGTGGCGGAGGCCGAGCCGGGCGGGACGCTGCGCGTCAGCCGCCTGCGCGCCGCGATCTCCGCCGCCGCCGGGGAGGTCTGGCACGCCCTGGCCGCGCCTTCCGCCGATGTGGTGCTGCCGGCCGGGCAGGTCGCGACCCTGGGCACGGTGACCTGGCTGTGATCAGGCAGGACTACCTCGACCAGCTCGGCGCGCTGCTGCCCACGGGGCCGGCACTGCCGCGCCATCCCGACAGCGCGCTGATGCGCCTGCTGTCCATGCCGGCGGCGGAACTCGCCGCGGTGGACGCCCGCGCCGCGGCCCTGCTGGCCGAGGCCGACCCGCGCATCACGTCGGAGCTGCTGCCCGATTGGGAAACCGACTTCGGGCTGCCGGACGATTGCTCGCCGCTGGAAAGCTTCAGCCGCGCCTCGCCCGCCACCTGGTTCGACGGCAGCGGCACGCTGCAGGTGGCAGGCATCGACCAGCCGCGGCCCGAGGTCGATCCAGTCAGCGGCGCGCTGACCGGCCGCACCATCGTGGAGCCGGCGAGCCAGAACCTGGTGGTTAACCCGCGGGCAGAAGGGGCCGTGGTGGGAACCCCCGGCACGGCGCCCAGCCTCTGGCGGGTAACCAGCGCGTGGAACGGGCTGTCGCGGAGCATCGTCGGCGCGGGTCTCGATGCCGGGTTGCCCTACATAGACGTGCGGCTGTGGGGCACCGCAGCGGCGAATGGTGGCAACGCCTTCTGGTTCGACATCAACAATTCCTCTCCGGCCTCGGCTGGCATGACGCTGACGCAGTCGGTGTATCTCCGGCTGATGGCGGGTTCCCTTGCCGGCCTTAACGTCATGCAGTTGCGGATAGAGGGCACGAACGGCAGCTCCCGCACCGAGCTGCTCGGGCTGACGCCCCTTCGCGACCAGATAAGCGGGCAGCGCCAGCGCTTCGCCTACACCGGCACGCTGGCCAACGCCGCCACCACGCACTCTGCGGGCCTGATCGAATTCACGGTTACGGCGGGCGCGGTCGTGGACTTCACGTTGCGGATCGGCGCGCCGCAGCGCGAGCCCGGCGCGGCGCCGACCTCGCTGATCCTTCCGCCGGTCGGCGCGCCGGCGATCGCTTCCCGCGCCGCCGACATCCTGATCACCGCGACGGCGGCCGAACGGCGTGCCGCGCTGCTGGCCCGAATGCTCGGCGCGCCCGGCCAGTCCCGCGCCTACTTCATCGGGCTCGCCGCGACCCTCGGCTACCCGGGCGCCACCGTGGAGGAATTCCGCATGCCGCGCGCCGGCCTCGCCGCCGCCGGCGACGCCTGCCACGGCTACGACTGGTCCCAGGCCTGGCGCCTGCGCGTGGCGGCAGCCGCATCCCGCTTCGCCCGCGCCGGCGAGGCCGCGGCCGGCGACCCGCTGACCACCTTCGGCGATGGCCGCCTGGAATGCGCCGTCCGGCGCGCGGCGCCCGCCCATACCCTTCCGCTCATCGCCTACGGAGCCTGACCGATGTTCCGCATCGACGACACCACGGCCGCGGCCGCGCTGCCCACGCCCGAAGCCGCGGCGACCGAGGGCTTCTTCACCGAAGGCAACCCGGCCGGCGGCACGCCGGCCACTCGCATCCGCGCATCCTGGCTGAACCGCGTGCAGGAGCTGCTGCGCAGCCCGCTGCTCGCCGCGGGGATCACCCCGGCGAAGACCGACTACGACCAGCTGCGCCAGGCCATCCGGCGCTTCGCCGGCGCCAATGTCTCGGCCGTCAGCGCCACCGGAGCGCTCACCGCGGACCAGGCGGGCCTTGTCAGCGTCTCGGCCGCCTCCGGCGCCGTAACGCTGACCTTGCCGGCGGCGAACGCGGCGGGCGGCCTGCCGCTGGAGTTCGTCTTCGTCCGCACCGACACCAGCGCGAATGCGGTGACCATCCAGCGCGCCGGCACCGACACGATCGAGGGGGGAGCGACCCTGCCGATCCCGCTCAGTGGCCGGGTCACGCTGCGGAGCGACGGCACCTCCGTCTGGCGCGTCGCGGCGGAGGCGAACCTGGGCCGGTCACTGGCTCGGCCGGGCTGGTACCGGATGCCCGGGGGCTTCATCCTGCAATGGGGCACGAACAGCGTGGGCGCGGGCGCCACGGCGACGGTCAGCTACCCCATCGCCTTCCCGAACGCCGCTCTCGGCGGCGCCGTGACGCCGGGCCTGGCGGCGCCCGCCACCTTCCCGGCGACCTTCAACATCACCAGCGCGCCGGCGTCCGCCAGCCAGTTCCAGATCAGCAACAACGGCGCGAGCGCAGCGGCGATGGACTGGATCATCCTGGGGCACTGACCATGCAGATCAGCTTCTCTCCCTCCACGCTCGGCTTCTACGCGGCCGAGGTCCATGGCAGCGCGATCCCGCCCGACGCGGTCGATATCACGGAAGCCGAGCACACGGCGCTGCTGGCCGCGCAGGCCGCGGGCGCGGTGATCGCTGCCGATGAGGCCGGGCGTCCTGTGACGCAGGCCGCGCCGCCGCCGCCCCCCATCCGGGTCATCCGCAGCCTCGCCTTCCGTGAGCGGCTGTCGGACGCCCGGCGCAAGGCGATCACCGCCGCCGCCGTGCAGATGGCGGCCGCCGGCGATGCCGAGCTGCTGACCTGGCTGCTGGACCAGGCCGCGGGCGGCACCACCGACCTGGACGACCCGCGGGTGCAGGGCGCGGTGCTGGCCCTCCACGTCGCGGAGGTGATCACAGAGGCCGAGCGCGACGCGCTGCTGGTCGACGGCAACCCCAGCGAGACCTGACGGAGACCCTGTCGATGGCATCCACCTCGATCGCCGCGCGGAACGCCGGCATCAACGCGATGACGGCGCTGCTGAATGGCGGCTTCGTGCGGATCTACAACGGCACCCCGCCGGCCAATGCCGACGCGGCCCTGTCGGCGAACACCCTGCTGGCGGAAGGCGCGCTTGGCAGCCCCGCCTTCGCCAATGCCGCCTCGGGCGCGGCGGCCGCCAACGCGGTCGGCCAGGACGCCAACAACGACGCCAGCGGCAGCCCGAGCTTCATGCGCCTGGTCACCAGCGCCGGCGCTGCCGTCTTCCAGGGCCTTGCCGCCATCAGCTGGGTGGGGGCCACGGCATATTCGGCGGGCGACCGCGTAGTGAACGGCGCGAACCAGTATCGCTGCACCACCGGCGGCAACAGTGCCGCCAGCGGCGGCCCCACCGGCACCGGGGGGAGCATCACCGACGGCACGGTGACCTGGGCCTTCGAGGGCGTGGCCGAGGGCGTGATCACCAACACCGGCGGCCCGCGCATCGTCGCCGGCGGCACATTCTCCATCTCCGGCATCACCTACACGCTGCCGGCGGGCTGACCCATTCCGATCGCAGGAGATCCCTGATGTCCGATACCTTCCAGCTCGGCGTCTTTGTCTGCCCGGCCTACATGGAACCGAACGAGGAGTTCGGCATGGTGCCGAGCAACCCCGTAGTCCAGGCACTCAACGCCGAGCCCTACAACGGCACGATCCCCTATATGCCCTACTTCAGCGGCGTCCTGCCGGAGGTGACGGACAACGAGGGCAATCCGGTGCTGCCGCGCCGCCTTGCGGCCGGCGCCTGCCTGGTGCTGGTCCAGGCGCCGAGCGGCACGGTCGTCAACGCGCTGGATGCGCTGCCCGACGTGCGCCGCCTGTGGGAGGCGTCGCCGACCGCGCCCGCGATGACGGACAGCCAGAAGAACGCCGTGGAGACCTTCCTGCGCGACCGGGGCATCGACACCGACTTCTCGGACACGGGCTCCATGCGGGTGATGGCGGAGCGCGTGGCGGTGCGCATTGTGCCGGGCTTCACCGGGTTCCCGCCGGGTTGGTTCCCGCCCGGGGGCTGACCGCGAGGGGCTGAGCGGTGGCGCTGTTCCAGGACAACTTCACCGGCACGGACGGCGACCAACTCGCCAGCCGCGCCGGCTGGACGCGCTTCGCAGGCTCGGCTGGGTCGGCGACCATCAATGCGAGCGCCCAGCTCCAGATCGCCAACACCACCACCACCGTATTCCTGACCGACGACACCGGCAGCGCGGACCACTACGCGCAGGCCCGCATCCTCACGAACTCCATCAATGCCTTCAGCCTCGGCGTGCGATGCGTCGATCAGGCAAACCTGGGCGCTGCTTTCCGGATCCAGGCGGTCGGCAGCGCGCGCGTGTGGCGGGCGGTCGGCGGCAGCTTCACCGAGATCATCAACCTCGGCACCATCGGCACATTCGACGCCAACGACATCTGGATGCTCGCCGTCAGCGGCACGACAGGGCAGGTCTATCGCAACGGCGTCGCCTTCGGGTCGAGCTTCTCCGTCACGGACTTCCCGACATCCCAGCGGGCGGGCATCCGGACGACCAATGCCCTGATCCCGGCATGGATTGATGACTGGGAAAGCGGGCCTCTGGGCGGGGCCGGCCCGGACTTCGCGCTCTCCGCCGATCTGCCGGCCGCCGCAGGGGCGATGTCTGCTACGGCCGGGCACACCCCGCCCGTCCACACGCTCACCGCGGGCCTTGCCGCCGCCCCCGGCCAGCTGGGCGCGACCGCCAGCCACGCGCGGCCCGCCTGGTCCGTTTCTGGAGGCTTGGTCGGTGCTGGCGGCCAGCTCTCCGCCGCTGCCAGCCATGCGCGGCCCGGCTGGTCCTTTGGCGGCAGCCTGGTCGCCGCCGAGGGGCAGCTCTCGGCAACCGGCGCGCATGGTGCGCCTGGCGTCTCGCTCTCGGCCCCGCTTGCCGGTTCGCCAGGCCAGCTCGGCGCAGGCGCCAGCCACGTGCGGCCCGGCTGGTCCGTGTCCGCAAGCCTCGCGTCTGCCTCTGGTCAGCTCGGCGCGGGTGCCAGCCAAACGCGCCCCGGCTGGTCGATCGGGGCTGGCCTCGTGGCGTCGGCTGGCCAGCTCGGGGCGGCGGCCTCGCACATCGCGCCGGCCGTGTCGCTCTCAGCCACCTTGGCGGGCCCTTTGCCAGGCCTTTCCGCAGCAGGCAGCGCCACCGCGCCTTCGCCTGTGCAGCCTGGCAGCGGCGCGCCGGTTGTGGCGTTCCTGTCCCTGGCGCGGCTGCTGGGGTTCGAGTGCCGGCTGGCTCCGCTGCTGACACTCACTATGGAGATGGATGGGAAGCCCATGACCACGACCCTGCGGCCGATCGCCGGCGAGGAGATGGAGCTGCGGCTCCGCGTGCGCACGCCCGCAGGCGGGCTGGTGGCTGCGGGCGGCATCGCCATCACCGCCAAGCCGCCTGGCGGCGCCGCGGTGCGGTCCTACACCGCCGTGGCCGCGGGCCCGGGGGACTTCACCGCCACAGTGCTGTTCGACCTGCCCGGCCGCTGGTGGATCAGCGGCGCCTGCGAGACCCCCTCCCGCGCCATCGCCGAGTTCCCCGTCGAGGTCCAACCGAGAGCCGTCTCTTAGCGCCCCGAGACCCCTCTCAGGCGCTACGCGAAAGGGGGTCAGAACCTTGTGGCAGAAAGTCCAGAAGGTTCTGGCGCGCTACAGCGGCGCGGCGGTGGGGGAGGCGCTGGTAGAGGGACATGGTGGGGAGGGTGGGGGATCGCACAAGGGAGGGTCAAGGAATTTTCTCCTTGTTTGCTCGTGGCTATTGGCCTGCTAGCGCGCCCCCCCCCGAGCGGACCTTCTCGCTTTCAGCGGAGGTATAGCGCCCGCGGTGCGCTGAGAAATCGCCTGGCTGTCACGGCGCTGTCGGGCCGCTGTCGTGTCTCAGGCTGGTCGCCGCGGACATGATCTGGGTGCATCATTTATGGAGGCACCTATGCTTGAAGATCTGGACCCGATGACCAGCGCCAATAGCAGTGACCGGCCGCCAAACTCCCCACGGCTCATAACGCGCGAAGAGCTTGCCATGGTCTGTAAAATCCAGCGCCACTCCCGGGGCTGGACTCAGGAGACGCTGGCGGAGCTCAGCGGTCTGCAGGTTCGGACCATCCAGCGCGTCGAGAATGCGGAGCCGTCGAGCCCCGAAACTCGGAGGGCACTCGCCCGGGCCTTCGACGCCGAGGACATCGACGTCTTCAACAAGGTCGCGACCTTCTCGACAATGGAAGAGATCGAGGCCAAAGCGAAGGCCGAAAAGGAGGCCTTCGATCGCGACTACATCAAGCTGGCTGTCGTTCCGGCGACAGGCCGCCTCCTGATCCGCGAGCTGAATGGCTGCGGCGGCTTCGCGGCGGAGATCGTCGACGACGACCTCCTGCAGTCGCGTGAGGCGCGTGAGGCATGGGGGGCTTTCGTCGATAACGCACGCGACTTCGGCGACATTGCGGACGAGATCGGCGAAACTGGCCGCCTGGATGCAGCCGACCAAGTCGACGAGCAGATCAAGGCTCTCCAGCGCCTGGGCATCTCCCTTTACGTTGGCATCCGAAAGCTCGTATCCGGCACGGGCGAGAAGGAGCGGCGTTTCCGGGTTGTGCAGGTCGTTGGGGCGCCCAAGGGGAAGCCCATCACCGAGGTCGCTGCGCCAAAGAAAGTGCAGATGGGCCTCTGA